TCGAGATTGATCATAGTTTTTGTGTTGGAATACGGACATTCTAACATTATCTATACGAAAATCAATGGTTTTTAATATTGTCTTTATAGTGTAGTAATACTTCTTAACTCGCTTTTACAGGGATAGGTATCTAAGAGTCTTGCCATTGATTAGATACCTATCCCTTGTAATATCCAAAGTATTCGTTACTGTGATTTGTGGTTCTCCATTAAATCCATGAGACATCATATGAACTAATCCTTTCTGATATTCTTCAATCGTTACAACATAAAATAAAGATTCGTATATTCCCTGTTGTTGTAACTTGGCAATACGATGGCATCCGTCTTCTAACAAATATCCATTTTCATATTTAAGAACAATGCCAGGATATGAAGTGTCAACTTGTTCTACTAGATCTGGATTAGGAGGAGGATAGCAAATATCCCGATGCATGATCATGACAGGATCTCTATCATCAGTAACAAATTTATAGCAAGTCATAATTCATTCACGGCAGTAGACTTTTAGAGGTTACTAACTTTATCAGTAATCAATGTTGCTGTTCAGATATTCTTCGACGCTAAACTTTTGCTTATCTTCGATGAGATCTGCAACGTCCTTTTCGATGTAATCAAATTCGATCAGTTCTTCAATCTGCTGTTCGCTCAGATAGTAATCCATAGTAATAAAAAAAGATGTGCCAGATAATTATATCTGGTTGTTGATTGTCAGGTATGTCTGCCTCACACTAGAGAAGACTTTTAGAGGTTACTAACAATATCAAGTGGACATTCTCTGGTGAATTCTACCCATGATTTTAGTTCTTCCCTTTGCATCAGGATTTTGTCCTGTTTCTTTCTTATATTTGTCAGTTTCTTGTTTCTTCATAATGCCACGAAGTTCAGTTTCACCTTTTCTGGTGATCTTCATTCTCACTTGTCTAGTGTAACCAGATGTTTTTGCTGGTTTGTAGTTAGGATTGACTGCTTTTTTTGTTTTCTTTCTCAGAAGTTCAGTTGCTTTCTTTTCATTACTCTTATTAGTTGTCGTAGTTTTCTTTACTTCTCCGCCAGACTTTCTTGCTGTGATTCTTGCTTGTGCTGCTTTCTTTCTCTCTGCTTTTGCTGCTGCTTTCTGTGCATCAGCAGCAGAACCTCTTGCCTGGGTAGGTTGTTGCTCACGCTCAGATCTTGCTTTAGTTGATCCTACATCTTTTCTGGTTTTATATCCACCAACGGACGCAATTTTTCCACCATCGACTACTTTAACTCTGGGTTTTACACCAGGGCGGCGTCTACTAGCGGTGTCACGTTTGGGTTCTTTACGTCCACCTTCACCAGTTTTTTTGATCTGAGATCTACCCTGAATTTCAGGATCATATACTTCAGACATAAATTGCTGAAATGATTTCATCAGAATAGAGACACTAAACCATTAATATTTAGTGTCTTTGAAATTATGTTCACCAAGCGTCAGGCGTGCTCAGATCTTCTACATATGCCGACGCACTTTCAGCACCTTGAATGTCAAGGACTTTCTCCCAATCTACATTGTGCGGATTGAAATCCCCCATCACGTTAAGTTCTAGCGTAACGCGATACTTTTGCTTTTGAAACAGATAGGTGGAAGGCATGGGGAACACTCCTGAATCGATTACTTTGTAATGATAGTTGACTTGAACCCAGAAGTCAAGGGGCAGAGGACACTACTTGAACCTGCCCAACCACTATATTTAGTACCTCGTTCATAAGTTGTTACAATGAGAACACTTTACTCTTGTGATTTATAATCATCACTATAATCTTGTCGCCTATTCTTCATATATTCAAGTTCATGCCATTGAAAACTATAGCATACAAGTAGAATGTGATTCTTCTTGTGAAATGATGATTTACACCCCTTATCACATGTGCCTAACCCAATGCTGATAGATTCTTCACACTTAAAGTACACCCAACCCTCATGGTTTTTCCATTTTACATAGTCATCAACTTTAGGAATGTACTGGTTCATCTGCAACACTGATTGATGTATAATCTGGATACATTGTAGACACAATATATTGTGCCAAATCTCTATTAGGTGCCACCATATCTACTGAGACCGTGTAGTAGAGTTGTTCATCACTCTCACCCCCTTGCATGGCAAGTTCTACCTCAACTTGCCACACATTTCCATTATGGAGATGGTTTAGTAGATTTACTTTCATATCAGCTTGCATGATGCACCTTCAGATCTGGATTTGGTTGTGATTTAGTCAAATCTCTGCGAGATTGATTCTTGATGACAATAAAGGCATCTTTGTTATACTTACGCACGCCAAATGGTGTTGCCCATTTCTTATTGTAGTCTTCTCCTTGATGAATACCTGACACAGTAGTTCCACCAATTTCTACATCTACTTCATCGCCATATTCCCATCCAAGTTTCTCTAAAGCAATGGCAAGTTGCCCTAGCATTTTACCTGGATACGTAACAGATTCATCCATTACATGTTCTTCGGGTTCAAGATTACCCTTCATGTTGTAAATTGCTCCACAATGCAGGTAAATTACCTCTCAAGTGTAATCGATCGAGTGTTAATTGTCAAACGTTGAAGGCATCAGTCAGTGCATTTGATCGGCGTTTTAATCTTCTCTGACAGACATCATAATAGGTTTCATCAATTTCAAATCCAATATATTGTCGATTAGTATCAACACAACAAACAGCAGTTGTACCAGATCCCATAAATGGATCAAGCACAGTATCTTTTTCATCACTCCATGTAAGGATATGATCTTTTACTAATGCTTCGGGAAAAATAGCAGGATGCTCAAATGCTTCAGCATCTTTTGATGAATAGTTCTTCCCAGTATTGTACTTCCAAATATTATTTCGCGGACTAAATTCTGGAATTGGTTTGATATTACGTTCTACAAGTGAACCATCTTTTTTGCGGATTGATCCTTTACCAAAGTGTGTATAACCTGCCCATCGGTTTGGTTTATCACAGAGAAGATGTGCAGTCTTTGGTTTAGTTTTCTTTGAGAACACAAACATATACTCAAATACTTGTGAGTATCGATTACCTGTTCTCTTTGCAGGGAATGGACTACCGTTTTTTTCATAGATCATGGTGTCATGCAACAGAAATCCAAGATCCATGAAGTGAACAACCTGGCGGAAACTAGAACCAGTTTCACTTCCTTTAACGGTAGCATCTCCAATCACCCATACAACAACTCCACCAACTTTCATCACTCGATAAAGTTCGGAAGCGACATCCTTGAATGTATCAAAGTTCCATGATGAACTGTCGTTATAAGAACGAAGATCATCATATGGTGGAGAAGTTACACAAAGATCGATAGAATTACTCTCCAGCGAATTCATTCCACTGATACAGTTTTCATGGAAAACCTGATTCATCCTATCGGTTCTGTGTTACGAATATTATATACCACGGGGTGAATCTTGTCAATCTTTGCTTCCAATCTATTCTCACACTCGTAGATAGAGTTAGTAAGTTCTACATTCTCCTGCTTCAGTTCTTCAATTTGTTTTTGAAGTTCCAAGATTTTATTGGCAAAAACAAATGTATTACTTTCTTCCTTTCTTTTGAAGAGATTTGAGAAGATTCCCATAACGGTTCGATACTTGATAATCCTTTGGTTTTAATTTATATCGATCGATGTATTTTTGTAAACGTTCTTCACATTCAAAGTGACAAACAGTGAGTGCGATACCTTTTACATTGTGATGATCTTTATTAACCTCCAATTTCCATGGGAATGATTTATATGGAAAGTTGACATTATAGTCTGGACTCAAAATAGAAGATCTAATCATTCACTTGCTCTCCATTCTTTTCTCATCGCCAACGTTTTGTTTTAAGATGATTGAGGACATCCTGACGAATGTCCATCAGTTCGTGATAACACTTCTGATTGTGGGCGCATTGACGAAGTGCTGGATCAGGTTTAATTACAGATTCGATGAAAATGTCTAAACCTCGATTCCATTTTTCTTGTTTAGATTCTCCATCATCAATAGTGTACTGATCCTTCATAAACCTCTCCATTTTGACTATTTAATCAGTTTCCAGTTAAGATCATTTTCCTTCTCCATCCAGAAGAAGTACCTGCCTGAAATGGAAGCGAGAAACATACGTCGATCGTCTTCCTTTTCTATTTTACATGAATGTAGGAGATCCATTTCATTAGCGAAACGATTCTTTGCTTTTGATGTCTTTGGTTGGACTGCAACGAATTTAGATTTGGTGATTTGCATACTATAAAGGATGTTTAGAGGTTACTAATAATCTATAAATTATATTCTCATCAACTACGATTTTCTTTAATTCCCATGTAATCTTTATAGAGAATTTCTTCCATCGTTCTTGCTTCATGTTCCCATGGTTGTTCATCATATGATAGATGATCAGCATCAACATTTTTCCAATGTCTGACACCTCTCTTATCTCTAAGTGTTCCTTTGACGTGTTGATAAACATGCCAGAGTTCATGTAGGAGAGTAGAGATGTAATCATCTACACTGAGGGTTGTTTCCATCTCAATCAGAAACTCACGAGGACGATGATCACAATCCATGATAGTGCAAAAACCCATTGCTGCCTCACGTTTTAACCCTCTATGAGACACTGTGATGTCTAGGTGATGGTTAGGCAGATACTTTGCTTTGAACCATTCTATAACGTCCTTACAGCGCCTTCTGGATGCCTTTCCAGTGATGTCAAGATAGAGCATTGATCGCAGCAGCAGTTACACGGGTTCCCCAGTTCATCAACCAGAAAAATGAAGCAATGAAGATCAGTTTGTGGGCGGCAGTCATCCTCCTCCTCTGTGTGTATGTACATATTATAGAACCCGTCAAGCAAAAACCTGACGGGTGTGTGCCACTTTTTAAAGTGATTAGTTATATGTAAAGAAACCATCTTTTTGCTGAATTAACCAATATTGTTCTGCATTTTTTCCTATGGGACTATAACCCTCTTTATTTCTATGAAAATTATTTAAATTTTCTTGAATGATGGTTTTTATTTCAACAACAAGATGACTATCAAGATAATCCTCAATAATCCAAGAACTTTTATTTTCAAATACTCTCATAATTATTTTTCATAAATTTCATCTCCAACAACTAAAACATCAATTTCAGTAGTGGAGAATAAGTTAAGTGCATCTTCAATAGATCCTGCTATTGGTTTTCCTCCATTATTTAAGGATGTATTCAGAACCATTGGTATTCTAGATAAACTTTTGAATTCATCAATCAAAGAATAATAGTTGTGCAGATCTTTAGATACAGTTTGAACTCTACATGTCCCATCAATGTGAGTTACGGGAGCAAACGAGTCTTTATCAAGAACGTCCATGACGTATAACATATAAGGAGACTCTTCATTCCAATCAAAATAATTAGACACCTCCTCTTCAAGAATAGATGCACCGAAAGGCCTAAACCATTCTCTATGTTTTACTTTTTGATTAATGATTTCCTTCCCGTCTTTGACACTTGGGTTCATAAGAATACTTCTGTTTCCTAATGCTCTTGCTCCAATTTCACCACTCCCTTGATACCATCCAACAATCTTCTCTTCATTTAAGAACTTTGCTGTCTTTTTAATGGTTTCTACTGATGGACTATTGGTTGGTGATTCATCGGACTGCCAATATGGAAAACCAGAATTGTCAAATAATTCTTGATCAAAATACATGCGAAGGAATTCTACAATACCTAAAGATAATCCTTCATCATTACAATGGGGAGGTATGAAAAGATTGTTCCTTTGTTGTTTGATCTTAGAATTTATGATGGTATTTTGAGATATTCCACCACTATAGAATATTCTATCAGCAGTGTTTGTTTTTTCTACAAAGTAATCTACAAAAATTTTCTCAGTATGTTCATGACAGTATCTTACAGAGTCGCATATATCTTGGAAGTCTCTATCAATGTTCTTCTCTTTGAATCTTTCACCATACCACAATTTATTCAGGGAACTTAAGTCATATTGTTGATATGTTGGACTGAATTTTTTAGATCCATATCCTTTCAATGCCATTAACTTGCTAGCATGATCTAGTCCAGAACCATCGAGTCCAATGTAACAACCGATTGATCCCAGAATTATACCGAGACTATCAAAGTCGCACATGTGATGTTCTGCAATCTTTTTTTCATTTCTAAACAAAGAATGAGAGATGTAATCATCACCAAAACCATCAAAGACAAATCCATAATCAGACTCAACATCTAATGTCCAACAACTCAAAAGATGTGCATAGTGATGATCTACTCTAAAAATTGGACAGTCGAATCCAAAAAGTTCAAACAGAGGTACTTTTATATTCTCAAAAAGTTTACTCTCATCGCATTGAATGTATGGATGTCTAAAACAATCCAAAACAATTCCTATTGCATCTATTTCTTTCGGATCTATACCCCACTTTTTGATTATCTTAGTCCAACCACTTAAATCTTTATATCCAAAGTGTTTTACTTGATAATCTCTTTCTGGTTTGTAATACTTTACTGTCGTGCCATCAGTATATGTAACATTTGAATCATGTTCACATAATCTCAACCCCAAAAATTTCATAGGTACTTTGTTTTAAAAAGTTTGTAAGGGATTGTGGTTCTTAATCCAGTAAAATCTTTGGAAGGTGCTTGTCCATAGTGTAGCACGTTTCCTGGAAAATATATGGCACTATTTGGTTCTGGATAGATCGAAAATATTTCGTCTGTTTTAGGATCTCGAAATACTGTATTACCTTCCCACCCTTCTTTCCATTCTGTATTTGCATAATACAAAAATGTGCATCCAAAAGGATGGTCAATATGCCAAGATCCATCTAATCCAAATGTCTGCCCATTAGCATAGATTCTTTCTATACTTAACAACTGTCCCACTTCTCCAGTATAACTGGATTGAATTAAATCATACACAATCTTATACAGATGTTTACTAAAAAAATCTAAGTGTCCAAGATTCATACCCCAAAAAGGTTTGTGTTTACTTTTTTCATCACTATAGTTTCCCCATGCCCAATTTGGAGCGCTGAGATGCCCCTGAATTATTTTTACGTCTTCCTCAGAAAAAACGTCTTTATATACCTTGACTTTATCTTTAAGCATAAGTTACCTTCTTTCTCATTAGTTTTTTGTTGAAAGTTATTTTTAGTACACTTCTTGGATTTTCCTCAGTAAACTCTTCAGTTACATTTGGAGAATGAAATAGATTTCCATTGTATACAATCGCTTGATTTGGTTTATACACTTGAGTGGTAATCAATCTAACCTTTGGATTTTTTTGATTATCTAGGTATTGTTTAAATTGTTCCAAACTTAGATTATTCATGTCATGCGATTTTTGTAGATCTTGTGTAAGTTCTTCAAGATGATCTTCCCACTCACGAAATGTTTCTTCTGTGATATACTCTTTCCCTTTAAAGGTATAAAATTTTGTAGAAACAGGAACATGATTTAAGTTGACGAGGCAGATAGATTGAACTGCATCAAAAGCATCCAGTATACTATCATAATGAGGAAAACATCCAGAGTTAGACAGAGATATTATTGGACTTGTGTCATAAAAAAAATGATTACACACTGCATTATATGATCTTACATCATCAGATACTTTACTATCTATAACATATTTTTCCATTAATGATCTTCCAATCCAATTAGGAAAGAAACTTTCATATCCTGGTTTAGAATGAATTTGATATGTAATACATCCCCATTTTTCTCTTGACAAGAAAAAGTTCCGTGCTGCCTCGAAGTCTTCAAAGAAGTTATCAATCAGCGTTATATTATTTGAAAGTTTTTTATAACTTTCACATCTCGGTTTACATGAGATGTCGTACATATCATTAAGTAGTTTCATATTTTTTATAAAAAGTTATTCGTAACATTGCTCTAGGAATTTCTTTAAACCACTCTTGAGTCACGTTCGGTGCATGATATACTGACATTGGAAAAAGTATTGCTTGATTTGGTTTATATTCTACCATATTTAGCAAACGTAGATCTGATTCTTTTGTGTCTCCTAAAAATTTATCTACAACATTTTTAGGATCACTATCTGCACCATAATGATTTATGAATTCTTGTCTTATAGATCTGCTGAAGGCACTCCACTCATCACTTCCCTCCTCCGTACAATGCTCTTGGTTTTTATATGTATAAAATTTTGTAGAGACTATCTTTTCATTCAAATTTACGAGACAAACATAATTTTTTACGTTTTCTTCATATGCGGCATCTATGTGAGGAAAATCATTTCCTAATGCTGTTCCATAGTTATTGTTATAAAAGTAACAACAGGTTACTGTATAAGAGTCTACATCGTCAAGTATTTTATTTTTGGCAACATATTTTTGCATTAGATACTTTCCCATCCAATTAGGGAAAAGACTTTCATATCCAAATCTATCATCTCCTTGGTAGTTTGGAATACATCTCCACCTATCTCTGCTTAAAAAGAACTTTTGTGCCTCATTAAAATCTTCAAAGAAATTATCAATTAGTACAACATCTTTCCGGGGATTGCTACATGTGTTCTTTCCCAAGGTGCATGAATTTTTGAATACTTTATCTAAAACTTTCATTACATATACTTACCAATTTTATTTTCTGGATATTTACGAGGAGGTGGTTTTATTTCAAAGTCAAAGATGAGACATGTTCTTGGATCATCACTCAAATGCTCTGAGAACGCATGTGGTATAACTTGCGTATGAACAATTAAATCTCCACTTTCAACGTCAAGATAGTGCGCTAGATCATCATGAACTTTTTCTACAATTATATCCCCAATGTCTTGTTTTAAAATGATCAGTTTGCTGCCATTTTTAGGAACATCAAGATAAAAAATTGCGACGCCACTAACATCATTTCCCGAATAATGAACATGACACTTACCGCTACAATATTTATAAATTCTATTCACCCACATTCTTGTAAATAAAATCTCTTCGTTTAAATAATCTTCTCCAAAGTAATTTTTCAATACAAATTTACTTATGTAAGTTAATAAAGGAGAAACATTTGTTAAGTTTATGATGTAGCGATTGCCCATTCCAACGGTGCTAACACCCTCTCCCACTTGCTCTGTAGGTATTTGCCATTTACTTACAACTTCTTTTTTCGCAAAAAGTTTATCTACACTACTTTTCAATTCAATATCATCATAAAGATTTGATGGCACTTTATGCTTTATAATCTCATGATCAAAAATTTTTAATTTTTCTATCATTGATATAAAAAGGATATGGATGCAGCAGATGATTTACGATTAAAGTCCTTCCATTTATCATGTAGACTCTGAGTTTCATTTTGAACGCTGAAAGTGACGATGCTGTATCTAGTTGATGTTTCGTCCTTAGTTACAAGAGGAGTAACTCCATGTATCTCTTTAGAATTAGAAAGTATAGCATGATTGTTGTTACATTTGTGGATATAGTCATACTCTGGAAAATATAAGTCTCCACCATCAAAAGTTGAAGTATCTTCCCATAAGAAAAATACCAAAGTAAGAACTCCATGATCGAAATGAGGTTTATAATAATCATTTCCTTTGTAACAATTCAAAAGTTCATTGCCCCACACTAAAGAGTGAAATACTCTCCTAAATGTAGGATTTTTCCATTCACTCTTGCCTATTTGTTTGATACGTTTATTAATGAACTTCGTTATTTTAGATTCATAATCTAATTGTAACAAGAAAATTCCATCACCTTTTTTCAAAGGTTCATCATCCTGACTTAATGCTGTTCCTGTAACATCTGGATTACCAAAGTATTGTTTCAGTCCTTTAATTTCTTCATGAACAATTTCCAATTCTCTAGAGGAAAAAACATCTTCCAATGTTACATGTAAAAAAGGTTCATTGTGGTGAATAACTTTCATAATCAAAAGAAATTGAAATTAACATTCATTCTGTATTGTTGATTAGTACATGTTGTACTGTGATGCATTTTTAATCCGTCAAATAGTAGCAGACGATTTTCTACAGATTCTACCTCTACTTCATTTTCCAACACAGTGAGTCCATCATTAGTGTTGAGATACAAAATTGCACCACGATGATCAAAAGGATAATCAAAATGATCCTCATGGTGTATTAGATTGTCTGTAGATGGAAATAAATTTCCTTTTACTCTCATCAACGCTTTTGCCTCTATCATTTCCAAAACAGGAATGAACACTGATACTTCATCAGTTGTATAAAGTCCTTCCCAGAACATGTGAATGAAATAATATGAAGCAGGGTTTGGCATTTGCTCCGAATTATTTGCAACAGTGTTTATAACATTCCATGTAAAATACATGTCAGTCATCATCTCTTTAATTTTAAGAAAGTCTTTTTTAGAGAGAGCGTTATCTATGATTTTATAATCTATCATTTGTAGTTTGCATTAAGTTTTCCAATTTTTAAATATGGTGTAAAGTTGATGTTAATTACACATCTCATCTCGTCTGTCGATGTAACTGAATGATGAAGTATTGAACCGTCAAAGATCACCATTCTATTTTTCACGCACTCCACTTCTGCTGTGTCTTTTAATACTGTATGTCCATTGTTATTAGTAATATAAAGCAATGCAACTTGATGTGGTTCTTTTCTATCAGTATGATCTAGATGATGTATATGATTGTCTGTTGGTGGTAAGAGATTTGTTCTTGCTATAATTACTTCCCCTTCCAATTTTTTAACGATTGGTTTGATCAGGTGTAAATGCTCACTGTTTACATAACGCCAAGTTTTTGTAGCAGGATGATGTCCAAGTCCACTAAAAAGATGTGTATACATCCAGTCGTTCTCTTCATATCCTGTTGGGCCTAGTTCTTTATCTCTTACGATCCCTTCGTTAAAACTCCAAGGAACTGTTTCACCCCCATATGTAGGACTTTCTAGGAAAAAAGCAGATTCAATACGATTAAAATCCTCTTCATCGAGAAAATTATCTATAATTTTATATTCACTCATAAGACATCTTTTTGCTTGGATCACTTGGTGTATTTAGATCTGGGTATTTTTTGGGTGATCCTTGAGGTTGTTGTGTATGACAGAAGTTTACCCAACCAGTTGCAATATACTTATCACCACTTAGTGGAGGGTTACCTCTATGAGTATGAGTAAAAAATGCAGGCCAAAGAGCAAAAGTCCCTTTTTTTGGTTTTACTCTCATCGATTGATAAAGGAATTCTGTTTCTCCTCCATCTTCTACATCATTCAAATATAAAATCCATGCTAAAACTCTTTCTCGATGATCTGCACCAAAATTTTCAACATAGGCATCATGTTCGCAGTGCCAAACATGATATCCTTGTGTTGGAGATGTTTTTTGCATCTTCATATATTTTATCTGGTGTCTTTGTAAATTTTGTAATGCAGGATACTGAATATTATATAATGGATAGATGTATTTGTAATATCTATCTTGAAAAGGTTTGATAAACTCTAGATCCCAATCAAGTTCTAGAGATGGCCCAATGTTTAAAGCAACATCATCCATCCTGGTTAATACGTTATCACCTTCACCAAATCTACCATAAGTGTATCCCATCTTGTGACACTTTTCAAATAGTTTTATGGCATCATCACATTCTTCTGATGTAAATGCGTTTTCAAAAATACCAATAAAATCTTTAAACTCGTATTTTAGTTTACTTGGATCAAACATTTTTCTCAATCATAGGACATTTTTATATTTGATGCAAGTTCGGCATCTTGTGTTTGACGAACGGGAAAGTATTGTCTATCTATATGTAAGTTAAACGGGGCGACAATTCTTGTTTCATCTGATTGATTAACAGGAACATAATGTGAAAGATTTGAAGGGAAAAAAATTATATCCCCTTCTTCGACATCTGGTTGATAGCGTGTAAGTTCTCCATTTATGTAATCGTGAAATGGAGAGACAAAGGTAATTGATGGATGAACTTCTTTAGAATATTTAATCATAGCACATGCAGAAAATCCCCAAGGCCCATGATTATGAACATCATGATTCATTCCCCTTTTATATTTCTGAAACCAGATCGTCACATTGCGATGAAACTTAATTCCCGATTCTCTTTCAAAGGATTTAATTTCATCCAGAAACAAATTTGTTTTGATGTCTGATGGACTGGTGAGTACATTAACAATTTGTCTTTCTTCAAAACTATGAAATAAATCCAACAGTTGTTGTTTTTTAGACTGCCAATCTGCAATCTTATATCTATAAATTGGAATAGAAAATGCTGTAACTTTCATAAGTCACCGATAACTTACTTTGAAATATTTATGAATCTCACTAGAATCTGCATTTATAATCTTACTCCAATCTACAAAAGGTGAAAGGTGATTGAGATCTGCATGAGTAGAGTAACCTGGCATACAAGAAATTAAATATTTTCCATAATCTTCTGCCAACTTCCAAAATTTGTCATAATCTTTTGAAAAATGATATCCACTCTCTACTGGTTGTCCCTGCCAATCTTTTAATGCCAGAGTGCTAGAATACTCTTTGTGAATCTCAAAATCTTCTAACAACGTGGAGAACTTACAGGCAAAAGTTTGAGTGGTTGCAGGAACTGCTCTCCAATGAGAACTTTCCGTGGTTAAAATTTTGTAGAAACTATTGTCGTTTAAAAAGAAATCAAAATCATACAAGGTTACATAAGAAGGATTTAATGTAAATCCCTCCAATAACATATTACACCAGTTTGGGCGATGCACATAATCGTCTTCTAGAAAGTAAATGATAGTATCTGAAGAATAATTTTTGGACTTGATGTATTCTAAAGTTTCAAGGAAACTATCACATTCAGTTCCAACATCGATTATCTTGACATCTTTTTCATCCTTAAGAAACGTGTCTTTTATACTTCCAAGGTGCTCATCATAGACAATATGATAGTCCGCAAGTTTTGGATCTATTGTATTCTTAAAATTCTGAAATCCCTTATACTTATTAAACCAAGAAGGCCTTTTTCGATCTGGATGTTCTTGAAGTTTTGAATAGTAGCAGTGTCGTAAAAAGACTTGAATCTGTCTAGTCATTGATATGAAATAGTTTTGTTCTTAACTGTAATTAGAGTTTCTACTTCGGGAAGATACAGATATTCTATCATACTATTCTTAAATGTGCAAATTGCGTCTTGAAAGGTTTCAACCAATGGTTCTCCACCAAGATTAAAACTTGTATTCATTAGCATTGGAACACCAGTTCTCTCAAAGAAATGTGAAATCAAATTATAGAAGTAGTTATTCTGGTTTTGTGTGACTGTTTGAATA